CAACCCGTGGAAACCCCACCCGAGGATGCAACGGCCGAAGAAAAAGCAACAGTTCTACCAGAACCAAGCGGTTACCACATCCTCTGCGGTGTGCCTGACATCTCTGACAAGATTGACGGAACTAACCTTGACTTGGTACGACCTTCTCAATATGCAGCGCAAGAACAACATGCAACCACTGTTTTATTTGTGTTGAAGTTGGGCCCAGCGGCTTATACCGATGCAAGCAAAACTCCCGGAGGCCCTTGGTGTAAACCCGGAGACTTCGTGCTCACCCGCACGTACGCAGGTACGCGTGTAAAGATTTTTGGTAAAGAGTTTCGTATCATCAACGACGATCAAGTTGATGCTGTTGTGCAAGACCCTCGTGGAATAACCCGAGCATAAGGAGTAAGAAATGGCAAATGAACCGTACAAGTTCCCTGATGAAATAGAAGGCGAACAAACAATTGATATCAAGGCGGATGCGCCTGAAATTGAAATTGAAGTTATAGACGACACGCCTATTGAAGATCGTGGCCGTTGGCCCTTAAACAAGGAAGTCGAAGACCCTACGGATGAAGAAATTGAAAACTACTCCGATAAAGTCAAACACAGGATCAAAGAACTAACGCATGCTAGACATGACGAACGTAGATCTAAAGAAGCCGTACTCCGAGAGAAACAAGAGCTTGAGCGTCTTGCACAGCATCTGATTGAAGAGAATAAAAGTCTTAAAAAGAGCGTTAACGTCGGCCAGGAAGCGTTCATCTCCTCTTCCAAGGAGAAAGCGGAGGCAGACGTTGCGATGGCTAGACGTCAGTATAAAGAGGCTCAAGAGGCATTTGACACTGACGCTATCATTGCGGCGCAAGAAGCCTTGACTGAAGCCAAGTGGAATCTCGAAAAAGTAAAAAATTATCGAGCAACCCCTTTACAAGAGCAAGAAAATACGGTACAAACTCAACCTAGACAGACTCAATCTGTACAACCAGACGAAAAGTCCCTGCGCTGGCAGGCAAAAAACCAGTGGTTTGGTTCACAGGGGTTTGAGGAAGTTACCAGCTTTTCACTAGGGCTGCATCAAAAACTAGTGAACTCGGGGATTGATCCTCGCTCTGACGAATATTACGAGCAAATAGATGCTCGCGTTCGTTCTACGTTCCCAGAAATGTTTGGGGGCGGAGAACAAAAAAGATCTGAGGCCAAACGGCCTTCCAGTGTTGTTGCGCCTGCGTCGCGTTCAACGACCGCAGGAAAAGTTAAACTTACAACAACCCAACTTGGGTTGGCAAAAAAGTTTGGATTAACACCACAACAATACGCTATGCAAGTAGCAAAACTGGAGGCTCAACAAAATGGCTGATAACAGAACACCCCGTGACGTAATAACACGCGAAAAATCTGCTCGTGCGGTTTATACCCCATCGAGTGCTTTACCCGATCCTACACCCCAACCCGGTGTTGAGTTTCGTTATGTCATGACACACATTTTAGGTAAAGCGGATCACACCAGATTGTCTCGTATGAGACGTGAAGGTTGGGAACCAGTCAAAGCAGCAGATCACCCTGAGCTTATGATTGAGGGCGATGTCAATGGAAACGTAGAAATTGGTGGGTTGATACTCTGTAAAAACTCTACTGAGAATGTGCGTGCCTATAACGACTATTACGCCAAACAAGCACAAGATCAGATGGATTCTGTTGATAACAGCTTCATGAAAGACAGTGATCCAAGGATGCGCAAGTTTGCAGAGCGAAGCTCTACAGTCTCACGCGGATTTGGTGCAGGTTCAAAGTAAACTTAATCAGGAGTCCTTAAATGGCATATCCCATTATTCCCGCTCCATACGGGTTTAAAGCGGTCAGTGAGTTCGGCGGATTACCCTATTCTGGGTCAACTCGCATGTATCCCATTGCTACTGCTTATGGTACATCGTTGTTCTATGGCGACATTGTTCAACTTTCTGGCGGTACTATTGTTACCACTACCATGTCTGCGGCTTCTAGCCCCGGAACTGCGGTAGCTGGTACTTTGGGTATCTTTGTTGGCGCTGAGTACACTAACTCATCTAGTCAAATCGTTCGCGCTCAGTACTACCCAGCTAGTACAACCGCTAATGCAATGGTTGGATACGTTATTGACGATCCTCGCGTTGTGTTCAAAGCAGTGATGGTTGCTCAAGGTACTTCCTTGTCCAACACAGCTTCTACAGTTGGCTACGCTAACGCCACCTTTATCGGTTCTAACCTCTATGCCGTCACAGGTACAGCAGGTAACACCACGACTGGTGACTCAGCAATGGCTGTTTCTGGCGCTGTTATCAGCTCTGGTACATCTGGTAATACTCGTATTGCTTCAGCACTACCCTTCCGTTGCGTTGGTATGGTTCAAGATACCGCTGTTACTGTGACTGCTACTGGTGGTAATGCAAATACCTCCGGTACTACCGTGACATTGACTGCGGCTAACACTGCTATCCAACCCGGAATGCAGTTGATTGCTCAAGGCGTGAGTGGTGTTGCCCAAGGTAACTACATTTCTGTAACCAACGTAAACGGCACAACCGTGACTTTGGCTTCCAGTATTGCAGTGCCCACAGGCACACAACTTTCTTTTGTCGGTTTCCCTGAAGTTTTGGTGACCTGGAATGCAACATTCCAAGGTATGACCAATACTGCTGGCGTTTAATTAAGGAGCTAAAAAATGGCTATTTCACGCGCACAACTACTGAAAGAGTTGCTCCCAGGTTTGAACGCATTGTTCGGTCTTGAGTACGCTCGCTACGGCGAAGAGCACAAAGAAATCTACGAAACAGAGAAATCTGAGCGTAGCTTTGAAGAAGAGACAAAACTGTCAGGCTTCTCAGCCGCACCAGTCAAGGCCGAGGGTACAGCCCTTAGTTATGACAATGCGCAAGAAGCTTTCACAGCTCGTTATAACCACGAAACCATTGCTTTGGGTTTCTCAATCACTGAAGAGGCGATTGAAGATAACTTGTATGACTCTTTGTCTGCACGTTATACCAAAGGTTTGGCCCGTGCTATGGCCTACACCAAACAAGTGAAAGCTGCTAACGTGTTGAATAACGCTTACAACGCCGCTTATCCCGGTGGTGATGGCGTGTCTTTGTTGAATACTGCTCACCCCTTGGTGAACGGTGGCACAAACTCCAACACTGCATCCACTCCTGCTGACTTGAACGAGACTTCTCTTGAGAATGCCGTCATTCAAATCGCAGCTTGGACAGACGAGCGTGGTCTTTTGATCGCCGCTAGACCCAAGAAGTTGATTGTTCCACCAGCACTAATGTTCGTTGCAACCCGTTTGCTCGACACAGAATTGCGCGTTGGTACAAACAACAACGACATTAATGCTCTCAAGAACAACGGTTCAATCCCTGAAGGTTATACCGTTAACCACTTCTTGACAGCAACCAATGCTTGGTTCCTAACCACTGACGTGCCAAATGGCTTGAAACATTTCGAGCGTACACCTTTGGCTAACTCAATGGATGGAGACTTCGATACGGGTAACGTACGTTACAAGTCCCGCGAGCGTTATTCGTTTGGCTGGTCTGATCCATTGGGAATCTACGGTTCCTATTAAAATCAAGCACTTAGCTAGATTTCAAGGGCCCTTCGGGGCCCTTTTCTTTTTTTAAAACTTGTGTTATGATTACCTGTAACTAAGTCACAGGAGTATTAAATGGACTATCCAACCACAAGAAAAGAAGCAAAGAAAACCGGCAGTAAGTACTATTTCACTGGACAACCCTGCAAACATGGGCATGTTGCATTGCGCAAAACCAAAGGAGCGTGTGTTGAATGTTTAAAGGTTGAATGGGCTAAAGGAAATGAAACTCGCGCAGAATACTTTAGACAATATAACCAACGTGAAGATGTAAAAGACAAAAAGAATGAATGGTATGTAGAACACAAAGAGCAAGTAATTGACGCCGCAAAAACACGACCAATAGAGGTTAAACGTGTATATCAAAAAGCGTGGAAAGAACGTAATACAACATGGGTACGAGCCGATACAAAAGCACGCAGACGTAAACATAGAAATGCCACACCCAAGTGGTTAACCAAGAAAGAAAAAGCAGAAATTCGTGAGCTTTATAAAATTGCCATAACCATGTCTAAAACAACTGGGGAGCAGTACGTTGTTGATCATATTGTTCCTTTGCGGGGAGAAGATGTTTGTGGTCTCCATGTGCCTTGGAATCTACGTGTAATCACACAGGAAGAAAACTTAAAAAAGTCCAATAAACTTCTTGACACGCCCAAAGAATAGTGTATATTGAGGGTTGTCTGGGACTTTTTCTCTTGTTGCCAACCCGCCCAGGGGTCACGATGCAACGATTAACAAGAGGCTTTTGCATAAGGAATTATCATGGGACGTAGTACGTTTGAAGGCCCAATCATATCGGGCGACAATAGATTTGGCCCCCTGCGCAATATTGGGTATGCCCAATTGGTGCAGAACGTGGACTTGGACATCTCCAACGCAGTTGTTGGTACATCCACTTACGCTGGCGCATCAGGACAGTTTGTTGCCTCCAACGGCATTCCAAACTTAAACGCAGTTGTTTTTACACCTTCTGCCAATTCAACACCCACCGCACAGACACTTCCTGCTGATTCAGCAACGAACGTGTATCGTGGCGCAGTGTTCTATTTGCCCACAGGCGCAGATTTGGATGATATCTTTTTTGATATTGCCACTGCGTTTTCAGTAACTGGTGGCACAGCTTCTTTGACCAGCGTTCAGTTTTTGGCTTCCAATAACTACACCGCTGCCGCTGGTACAGCCGCTTATTTCCAAACAGGCGTATTAACATCCAATGCAGTTGGTCGTCAGTCTTTGGCTACCTTTACTGGTACACAGATTACCAATCAATCTGCAACGTCAACAGACATTTATCAAGGCGGTACACAGCCTAACTTGTCACAAGTTGTAGTCACGATTGCTATGGTTGGTACGGCGCTAAACACTCGTACAAGCATGGCTGGACAGCTTAATGTAACCTTGCGTTACACACAGCCTGACAACAACATTGGCAACTTGACAACTTACCCCTACGGTAACTTCGATTAATCAAGGGGGCTCCGGCCCCTATTCTTTAGGAGATTAATCATGATGCAAACAGACGTAAAGTCCACACATATTATGGTGGGGACTTCTGGTTTGGTTTTTGGTAACCGTACTCGTCTCAAGGGTGCTGTTGTATCAAATTCAGTTTCTGGAACGCCAGCCAATGTAGCTTTTGCTAATAATGTTAGCGTAAGCGGTACATACACTACTTCTACCACAACTTGCACCATAACCACGACTACTAACCATAATCTTGGTACGGGTATGAGGGTATTGGTAGTTTTTACCAGCGGCACAAACCCAACTGGGCCTTATGCAGTCACTGTCACTAGTGGAACTACATTCACAATCACGGTTCCTAGCAGCTCACAAACTGGAAACGTAACTGTATATCCAACCATTTTGATGGAAGTTGATATTACAAATAGCGTTCCTGTTAATGTGTTGATACCTGGTGAAGGTATTGTTGCTGATAATGGGATTTATTGCGGCGTTCCAACCAACATTGCTGCAACGGTGTTCTATGGCTAAGACACCAGCATGGCAACGCAAAGAAGGGAAGAATCCGAACGGCGGGCTAAACGCCAAGGGTCGTGCATCCGCCGCGAAGGAGGGGATGAATTTAAAGCCTCCCCAACCCGAGGGCGGATCAAGGAAGAAGTCTTTTTGCGCAAGAATGTCAGGAATGAAAGCCAAGTTGACATCGTCAAAGACGGCCAACGACCCAAACAGTCGGATTAACAAAAGCCTACGGGCTTGGCATTGTGCGGATGGATGTGCAATAAGAGGGCACACAAAAGGAAGGATGGTCTGACATGCCAAGCACCAGTAAGAAACAACACAATTTTATGGAAGCAATTGCCCATAACAAGGCGTTTGCAAAGAAGGTGGGGATCCCACAAAAAGTGGGACAGGATTTTAGCAACGCCGACAAAGGCAAAACTTTTAAAGAAGGTGGAAATATGGAAAAGCATGAAATGCACTCACATCACATGAAGATGGCGCATCATCACTTGAAAGAAGCGATGAAGCATGGCGGGCACGTCAAGAAGATGGCTTCTGGTGGCATGACCACTGGTATGCACGGTGATGACGAGAAAAAAGGCATGACCACTGCTAAGATGGGCAAAGTCAAAGAAGGCGGCAACAAGCGTTTTGGTGAGCACTCTGTTCAAGAGCGTGGGCATACCCGCGCATTGCAAGAGAAAATGAAGGGTAATACCATTGGTAATGGCCCCTTGGTTAATGTTAAAGGCCCAGCCATGAAACGTGGCGGCAAAACCCACCACAAGAAGTGAGATCAATATGAAACATCATCATCCAGAACACCACGAGCACGTTCATCCTGCGGGGCACGAGCATCCCCATGAGCACAAACACCATGTGCATCACATGAAGGAACACCATGATGGTGGCCATACGCACCATTCAGAGCACTACAAAGAGCACGCGGCTGGGCACAAGTTGCACCACCACGAGATCGAGCATTTGCACAAACATCAAAAACACGCCTAGGAGAACACTATGCCTATGATGCCAATGGCTAGACCAATGACACGCCCAGTGGGCGCTCGTATGCCTGTAGCTCCTATGATGGCTGCAGCTCGTCCCGGTGGTATGAAAAAAGGCGGCACTGCGCATCGCGCGAGTGAACGTGCTGACGGTTGTTGCGAAAAAGGACACACCAAAGGCAAGATCGTAATGTGTGGCGGCGGGATGTACAAAAAATGATGGCCAGTCGTGGCATGGGTGATATTAATCCATCCAAAATGCCAGGTAAAAAGACAATACATCGCAAGGATAATCCAAACGATGTATCAGTCTACAAAAAGGGCGGTGAAGTTTGGGATAAGCCTAGACCAAAAAGTTTAGGCAAACCCAAAAAACTAAGCCCCGCTAAAAAAGCCGCTGCTAAAGCTATGGCTAAAAAAGCAGGTCGGCCATACCCAAATCTTGTAGATAACATAAGAGCGGCCAAATAATGGTTCAAACATCTGGTGTAGCAGCGTTCAATTTACAGCTTCCCGAGTTGGTCGAGGAGGCTTTTGAGCGTTGTGGGGGTGAATCCCGCACTGGATACGATATCCGTACCGCCCGCCGTTCAATGAACTTATTGTTTGCGGACTGGGCTAATCGCGGCATCAACATGTGGACGTTTGAACAAGACGTTATCACATTGGCGCAGGGGCAACCTACGTACGTGATTCCAGACGATACAGTGGATTTGCTTGAACATGTTATCAGAACTCAGCAAAACCAACCCAGTAATCAAGCGGACTTGACCATTACGCGTATCAGTGTTTCTACTTACGCAACCATTCCCAACAAGTTGATACAAGGGCGCCCTATCCAGTTGTGGATTCAGCGTCTGACAGCCAACACACAGCCTACAGGCGTGACTGTTTTAAATGCTGTGGGTACAACAGATACCACGATTGCCGTCAGTACATTGGCAGGTTTGCCCAATGCTGGCTGGATTACGCTTGATAATGAACTGATTGGTTGGAATGAGCTACAACCCGCTGCTAACGGCAACCCAGCGTACCTATTAAATTGCACACGCGGACAAGGCAATACGATTGCGGCCACCCATAGCGCTGGAATTGCGGTACTTTTGACCCAGAAAAACAGCGTAACCGTGTGGCCTACACCTGACGGATCTACAACTTGGCAATTGGTCTACTGGCGTATGCGTAGAGTGCAAGATGCTGGGGGTGGAACCAACATTGCAGACGTGCCTTTTAGGTTTATACCTGCTTTGGTAGCAGGTTTGTCCTATTACATGGCATTAAAAGTGCCCGGAGCGCTTGAAAGACTGCAAGTTTTGAAGGCTCAGTACGATGAAGCGTGGGAATTGGCTGCGGCAGAGGATCATGAGAAGGCGGCGGTGCGTTTTGTACCCCGCAGAATGTACATTGGTGGGGGTTATTCGTAATGGGTAACCGATTTTCCTCTGGCAAGAACTCGATTGCCGAGTGTGATCGGTGTGGTTTCCAGTTTAAACTGACAGAACTCAAAAAAGAAATCATTAAAACCAAGGTTTATGATTTAAAAGTCTGTCCAGCTTGTTGGGATCCAGATCAGCCTCAGTTGCAATTGGGTATGTACCCAGTAGATGACCCTCAAGGGGTGCGCGATCCGCGCCCTGACACCACATATTACGCTTCTGGCACAACAGCCACAGGTAGTATTGGAGAAGGTAGCAGAGTTTTTCAGTGGGGTTGGAACCCCGTGGGTGGAGCTAGTAGTTTTGATGTCGCGTTGACTCAAAATGCCTTGATACCTACGGTACAAATTGGTACAGTTACGATAGTTACAACGTAGGAGTTTAAAATGAAAGATGACGATCTAAAACAAGACAAAAAGCTGATTAAAAAAGCTTTTTCTATGCACGACAAACAAGAGCACAAAGGCGGCAAAGGAACTAACTTGTCCAAGCTCAAAAAAGGCGGCCCCACAGGTAAAGACATGCGCGCGCAAGGCCGTAACATGGCGCGCGCTAGAAACCAAAGAGGTGGTTAAATGAAAAACTATCCAAGTGCAGTAGCAGCATTAAAGGCTGCCGAAAAACGCGGAGATAAAGAATTTAAAGTTAAATTCATGGATAAAAAAGAGTCTGCCAAAATGGCTAAAAACAATCGTCCTGCGTCTGAGTACGCAAAGCCCCACACAATGGAAGGCAAAGCTGTTGGCCCCAAAGATGCGGGCACAGAGCCAGAGTTCCAAAAGAAAAAGAACTGGGTACCACTCATGGGCGTATCCATCACGATGGATGACCGCGTTGAGACTGAAGGCATCAAGATTCGCGGTACAGGCGCAGCAACTAAAGGCGTGATGGCAAGAGGCCCGATGGCATGAACTACGCCCAGCTTAAGCAAAACATTCAGGACTACACGCAGAACTACGAAACTACTTTCGTAGCGGATATTCCTACGTTTGTTGAGCAAGCTGAGCAACGCATTTTTAACTCAGTACAGTTCCCATCATTGCGTAAAAATGTGGTAGGGTCAATTACGCCATACAATCAATATTTGGCGCTTCCTTCTGACTTTTTGGCTCCGTACTCATTGGCTATTTATGAAAATGCTTCAACAACAGCCACAGGTACTTCAGGCGCTTATACCATCACGGTTGGATCCAGCTCAAATATTATCCCGGGACAGATTGCTTCTGGGACAGGTATTGCACCGGGAGCCACTGTTGTTAACGTTAATGGACTTGTTATTACTTTAAATTTGCCCAATACAGGCACCGTCTCTGGCACAGTAACATTCCAAGGTAACTATTCATTTTTACTCAACAAAGACGTTAACTTTATTCGTGAAGTTTACAGCAACCCCATTGCTTACGGCACACCACAATACTACGCATTGTTCGGCCCAACAGTTACATCAGGTGTGGTAACAACCAATTTAACGGGCATTATGGGCCCAACACCGGATACCAATTACTATTCCGAGCTCCATTATTACTACTACCCCGTGTCCATTTCACAAACAGCAGATGGCACAAGTTGGCTCGGAAATAATTTTGATACCGTACTTTTGTATGGTTCTTTGGTTGAGGCTTACACATTCATGAAGGGTGAGACCGACATGATGACGCTGTATAACCAAAAGTACGTCGAAGCACTTGCTTTGGCCAAACGTCTTGGAGATGGTATGGAACGTCAAGATGCGTACCGTACGCCTCAATTTAGAGAGGCGGTTACATGAGCATAGTCCAAACGGCTACGACCAGCTTTAAAGTCCAGCTCGCGCAGGGCGTGCATAACTTTGGGCCAACCAGCCCCAATACGTTTTATATTGCGTTGTTTACGTCATTGGCCACAATTAATGCGTCCACAACACAGTATTCCAGTCAACTTGTTGGGGAAATTACAGGAACAGGGTACACGGCAGGCGGTATTCCATTGACTATTGTGCAAGCGCCTACATCAGGTTCTACAGGCGGTACGGTGGCCTATTGGTCGTTTGACAACGCGGTATGGAATCCAGCGGCCTTTACAGCTCGGGGCGCCCTGATTTACAATCAAAGTCAAAGCAATGCTTCTGTAGCTATTCTTGATTTTGGTGCAGACAAGACTTGCGCTACTTCATTCACTATTCAATTCCCCGCTGTTAACAGCACCAACGCAATACTGAGGATAGCATGATCATCACGACTACCAAAGGTGATATGGACGAGTCTCTTCTTGAAAAGAAAGAAGGTTCTGTCGACAACGAAAACGAGTACACAACATGGGATGAGTATTGGTTAGATGGAGAGCTTGTACATCGTTCAGTTCACGTTACTTTAAAAAAATCCCCTTTTTCAGATTTATTTGCTGCCTCTTTAGGCTAAAGGAAATATCATGGCCAATACCCAATCAATGTGTACTTCTTTCTTGGGCGAGTTGTTAAGCGCAACGCACAACTTTAGCTCTGCTAATCCTGCTCACACAGCTAGTACTGCTGATACATTCAAGGCGGCTTTGTATGTTACGACTGCGACCATCAATGCAGCTACAACAGCATACTCAGCAACCAATGAAGTGTCTGGTACAGGTTATACGGCGGGTGGCATCACAGTAACAAATGCAACCAATCCATCTTCTACAAACAGTTCTTCAACGGCTGGTGTAGGTTATTGGACTCCGTCAGGCAATTTGGTTTATTCATCTGTTACGTTGGCAACAGCGTTTGATACTGTTTTGATTTACAACTCAACACAAGCAAACAAAGCTGTATCAGTTCACACATTTGGTTCACAGACCATCACGGCTGGTACATTTACTTTGACCATGCCTTCAAATACCACGACAACTGCTTTATTGCGTTTGTCAACCACCTAATAGGTGAGTTATGGCTGGGTGGGGCAGTAATAACTGGGGTGATGGCCCGTGGGGGCAGGGATTAACGTCACTTACAGGAAATGCTGCTTCAGGTAATGTAGGAACTCAAACGCCTAGCATTACGATTGCCTTAACAGGTGTTGGAGCATCAGGTTTAGTTGGAAATGTTAGCGAAGCCGATACTGGTAATATAAGCGGTGTCGTTGCTTCAGGTACTGTCGGGTCTGTATCTGGTAATGTTACGGTTTCTCTAACCGGGGTAGGTGCATCAGGGTCAGTTCAAGCGCCCACAGTCAATATCACGATAGCCCTATCTGGTGTAGGAGCAAGTGGTAGCGTAGGGTCAGTACTAATAAGCAATGCAGTGGCGTTGTCTGGTGTTCTAGCAAGTGGGTTTACAGGTACTGTATCGGGCGGTAAATCATTTAGCATTACAGGCGTCAATGCCTTTGGTGCTGTTGGTACGCTAACTGATAGTGAAACGGATGGTGTTTCTGGGGACGGCGCAACAGGTTCTGTTGGTACGGTTGGAGCTAATCTAACACTTGCAATCACAGGTGTTGGCGCATCTGGTGCAGTCGGGTCAGTTAGTGCAAACCCTAGTCAAGCACTTTCTGGTGTTGATGGATTTGGTGCGGTAGGCGTTTTATCAGTCCCGTTAGGTTCTGTTGTAGCCACAGGCGATGTTGGGGCGGTTGGCGCTAATATCACTTTGGCTTTGACAGGGGTTGGGTCAACTGGCGCGGTTGGAAGGGTGTCAGTAACCGGTAGAGGAGCTACACTTACGGGAGTAGCCGCGGTTGGGCAAATTGGAACATTGACAGCAATTTATTGGAGTTTAATTGATGACAGCCAGACTGCTTCGTGGCAAAATATAGCTGACGCTCAAACACCGGGCTGGTCAACAATTGATGATACTGAATCAGCAAATTGGACGTTGATACCTACAGAATGAGGAACAAATGACAATTACACCAACAACATTATTAGCTTTACCAATCATTACAACGGGTACTGAGTCAGGTCTTTGGGGGGATGAAGTAAACAACGGCTTAACACAATATCTTGATGTTTCTATTGCAGGCACACAAACCATTAGCGGTAGCCAAACAGCCGTTACATTATCTTTAACTGCCGGAACAAGCAGCGTAACTAATCTTGCACAAGCTGGCGCTGGGGCTACTGGATCGGCGCAGTATCAAATCATTAATTG